CGCCTGACGCTGTGTCGGCAATAATTTCAGCAGCTGATACCCCGCCGCCAACATCGCCAATGGTTAGCGCCCCCGAAATCCAGTCGGAGGTATCAATTAATAGGCAAGCGGCCATTACGTCACCGTCGCAGTGGGTAGCCTTCTACGATCCCCGGACAGCACGACCTCATAAGCAATGATCGAAGCCGAAGTCATGGCCGCATCAGTCACAATAACTTTCCCGGCCGAGTCTGACGTCAGGCCAGTTTTCCGTACGATTAGCGCCCCTGTCGTGGCGTTATATACATTCACCACGACGTCAGTTTCGCTGGCCAGTAGCGTGTTTGTGTTGTTGCGAATCGGCGGGGTTTGAAAAGAGTTTGCGGGCAGGCCAGAAGTCACGACAGGCGTACCTAATGCAGAACTAGAGTCAATGCCACCGGCACCACTAACGCTTACCGTTGCATAGCGCGTCAATACTGGCGTACCAAGCGCCGACGTAGAAGCAACGCATCCCGCTCCAGCAATAATTGCCTGACCGGCAACGCTAACAACCGGAGACCCAAGCGCAGAAGTTGATGCAACTCCACCCGCATCAGAAATGCTCACGGTTGCGTAGCGCGTAAGTGTCGGCGAGCCAAGAGCGCTAGTAGAGGCGATACCACCCGCGCCACTAATGCTTAGTGTTGTGCTACTGCTGCGCTCGATAGCACCAATGTCATAGGATGCACCTTGAGGGCGCGAGGTGCCGATAGCGTCAGTTGTTACGCTCCCAAGCGTAGCGCCTGCATCTACAAGGGCATTCGTCCCCGTCTTTAGCCTGAAGTCCTCTGAACCAGCAGTAACAGAGATAAAAACATCGGCACCGGCCACGCTACTTACACCTGACGTGTAATCCGTGGCCTGCGAGGTGTCGCTAGATGCGTTGTTATTCCCAGTAGGCGCTGATCCGCCCGTCCAGAAGTCCTCTGATGCAGCGCCAGTGTGGCCACTATAGGTGTTCTTACAGGTTAACTCGGTATCAGCAACGACGCCTAGTTGTGCTGCGTGCCGCCAGAACGTACAGTTTTCGATTACCACGGAAGTTGCATTTCGCGTATCAATCGTTCGGCGATTGCCGAACACAATACAGTTTCGCAACGTCAAATTTAAATCGGCACGCGACACATTGGCCGTATAGCTAGTATCGGCAACCGTGTCACTAAGCATCATTCTCTCTAGGCGCACATCACTGCCAGAGGCAAAGGTGAAATTCATACAGCTAAACGCCTGCGACGAACCGCTAGACGATGAATTGTAAATCTCGAAACCTTCTATCCGCACATGGTTAGCTTTAATGTCAAAAGCCGGCCCCGCAACGCTACTTTGAATGCGGAAACCTGCACCCGATACAGCGCGTGGCCTACCATCATGCCCCTGCCCAGATGCCGCATAAATACGGATGTATTTTGTCGCAGAGGTTGTCTTGTTGATGCTAACGCTATTAGCGCCAACATTCAGATTGAAGTCATAGACTTCTAGCGATTCCTGCTCTGTCAGTGTGGCTGGTAACGATGCGAGCCAATCGTCAATTGTCGAGTAATCACCACCGGAGGATTTAAGTGTTTTAGTTGCCATTTAAACCACCCGGTAGACGTAGAGTTTCGCTGTTGTATTGCCGCTGCCATCACGACCAGACCCGGCCAGCATTGCTAAAGTACCCGCATCCTCAAGTGATACAAGCATTCGGTAATCCAGCGACATGCCGGAGGGCATAGACCCTTGATCTGTCCATGCGCCAGTTAGCCAGTTAATGCTATATAGCTTGTCGGTCTGCTTAGAGACAAACCAACTGCGCGCCACATCGCCGGGGTCTGCACACCCAGTCATGCGGTTATTGTTATAACTTGGGATCGTCACCCCGGAAGGGAGTGCATCAACAGTTAAGGCGGTCACAACTCCGGCATTGTCCAGCTTCCACCAGGAATTGACGCCTACCTCGCTGCCATCAACTCCACCACCAAATACAACAGCATCCATCGCATGCACGTAATGCGAAAACTGATCATTGCCTAGCCCGGTTGCAGTAATTGTCGTCCTCGTACCTGTGGCGACATCCCAACGAATAACCCGCCCGCCGGTCGCATCAAAAATCAGGACACTGCCATCTGCGCCCAAGTTTGGATGCACCTCTAATGCGCAAACGTCTTTGACAGACCCTAGACCGGAAGTTGTGTAGCTAGTCGCCGTCCAAGCACCCTCACCCGCCAAGGTACGCTCCATGAGCGTGCCATTGTTATAGCTCTTACGGTACAACTTGCCATTCAAAGGTCGAGAGCAAATACCGTCATAGGTGTGTGCTTCGTTGCGGCCCGTCGGGTTCCAGAAAATGCCATATGTCACAGCGCCAAGGGTCGTCCCAAACGCAGCTACTACTTCTTTACTATTCGCCCCTGTTGGCGTGCTCGATGTGTAGCCCTGAGCGGTGCCAAGCAACACGACCTCACGGGCGCTCTTGTCATAACAGCCCTTGCCTGACCAATTTGTAAATGGTTGATTTGCGTTCGTCTCAAGTACGCTGCGTGGCGTACTGTTTAGACCGGTTGTTTCTTTTACGTTTATGACCGTTGAATCAAAAACCGTCCAAACGCCAACCGTTAACGAAGATACCCAAGGGGGGAACGGCCCTTCCGTGCCGCCATATATCGACCCGCCAGAAGGGGTCGTATAGGCATCATCAATCGGCATAGCTTAGATTTTTGCAATCTTGTTCGAGCCGTTATCCCAAGCAACGTCCACTTGAGTGGCGCCAGATGCCGTAGGAAGACCAGTAGCTGTGTCAATGTAGTAAAGAAGTGGGCTTGTTGAGGAAGACCCTGTGTCTTTGTAGATAATCAGCGCTTCAATCGTCGGTGCAGACGATAGCCCGGTAAATGACACATCAGCCGCATCGAGCACTCCGAGCGTGTTTGTCTTACTTGACAAAGTAACGGCGCTCCCAACAATTGCTCCGCCAGCCACGTCACTTAAAAATTCGTGAGTGCTCAGATTTACCGTATACGCAGACGTATCAATCAAGATAGCCTTGATGGTGTCATTAACCCAGTGAAGCCCCGCCTCTGCTAGCAAGCGAGAAGCTTTTTCGTATCGTGCGTTTGCCATTTTTCCCTTACCTTTTTCGCATTAATAAAATACGGTCGTGCTCTGTTAGGCGGATTTCATGCTCCGCCAGCTTTACATCTTGTATTTGATCTTTCAGGTCTTTAGCCTTCATTTGCTGCACAAGCTCTTTCAGGACAGCCGTGTTCTCTGCCATTGCGGCAGACGTTGTGTCAGCAAATTGTCTATAGCCGTAATACTGAGACACACCCCACGTCACGCAGCCAAAGATGACAGCGGCAACCCACGTAATTGATACTTTTCTTTCGATGACGATCCCGCGATCCTCACTCCGGGCGGCCATCTTCTATCTCGCCCGTATAGACACCGCTCGGCGAGTCTATTTGCACATGCTCACCATCAGTCGCCACTGTGAAGACGCGGCCACTCGGAGCGGTAATAGAGACAACCTTAGGTGCGTTTATTTTTTCAGCTACAGCAGCCAGCACATTTGACGCCTGCGCAACGCCGTCGGAAAGCTGAGCAAGCATCTGCATTTGCATGGCCGACTGAGCAGCCTCCTGCTCTGACTCGGCGCTTTCCTGCATCTGCTCTTGCGCCTTTTCTTCGTCAGACTTGAACGCCTCTTGATTCGTTGCGACAAGCTGTAAGCGCTCTGTTTCGGCCTCGTATTCCTTGACGGCAACTTCCTTGGCTTTTAGCTCTAGCTCCGCCTGCTTGATCTGAACCTGCATCTCTTCAAGCTTGGCGCTTTGAGCTTTGAGCATGTAGTCGGCGCGAGTCACATCCTCCTCGCTCTTGGCTTGCTGTAGATCGGCTTGGAGTTTTTGAATGATCTGCATGGATTGCTGCAATGCCTGTTGCATCCGGCCCATCTGGGCCTGAACGGCTTGCGGTATTTTTTCCCGCTGCCCCTCTGCCTCTGCCTGCTGTATTTGCGGCGGCAACATAGCCTTAAAGCGCTTCGCCACTTCATCAGCCATTGGCATATCCAAGGCCTTAAACATCAAGTCGCCTACAAGCTGGAGCATCTGCGGATTGCCTTGAGTGACTTGCGTCAGCCACTCGGCGGTTTCTTGGCGCTTAGTGGCGTAGGCCGGCCCAACCGTTACCTCCACGTCATACTTGCCGATAAAAGGGTTAAACAGTTTTTGAATAGCCCCTGTCTCGGGGTCTTGCTGCTCAATGATGGGCCGCTCTAACCTCGGGTCGAGGGTTGCAGTTTCACCAGAGCCATCTTCGCCAACGATGCGCAATATGCGAGGCGTGTCATAGATCGTCGGCAAGAGGCCAAGCACAACACGCCATACCTGCTCAATTGCGCGTGAGAGGTTGTCCACAAAATCAAATGTCGATGTATCGGCTTCGCGCTGCCGTGCAAGAATGGCCTTGCCTGATTTTTCGTTGCTCGGAGCCCCGAGCGATGCGTTGTACATCCCTAGAGCAGACTGGATGTCATGCTCATGCGCCTGCATCAGGTTAACCCAGCCACTCGGCACCTCTGCGCCGCCCATGTATTGAGGAGGAGGCACCGACTGACCATCTACCGTATGGTTCCACGGCAAAACAGGGTTGTTGCTAATATGAGCCCTACCCCACTCATCTTCATGGCCCTCGATAGCATCAGCAGGAGCCATGTATTTAGCTTTAGGCGCAAGAGATACGCGCTCAACAGCACTAGATGCTGCGTAGTTATACATGCGCTGTGCATCAATCGCGGGGCGAATCAGGGAGCGAACGCGCAAGCTACCCGCCTCGTCGATCATCCGCCCCCACACAGGGATGATGCCGATGTACTGGCCGGGCCATTCGCGTTCTTCAAGCACTTCCGCTGCCGTGATCTTTCTCCACACTACGCGGCGCTTATAAACTTTGCGAGGCTGCGCGTTCGACCCTTCGGGGGGGGCGAGCGTTGTCACGTCATGCTCGACAGCCCAATACTCTGCCACTCTGACATGATCTTCCGACGCCCAACCCTGAGCGACGTGCGCCGGGTCATCAAATGACACCACGTCGGCGTCAGGATATTGACGCTCGAACGTCTTGCGCGGAACGTTCTCAAAGACGAAAGCATAGTCTGCGTCAGACCCATTCACGGACTGAAAGTCGGGGTCAATGTAAACCCCGAATGGATTGCGCACTGCTTTGATTAGGATTTCCTGCTCGAAACTCTCTTGGTCTGCGTAGTCCGTGCAGACGCGAATCCAGCCAAAGCCAGAGCGCACTGCAAACTCGCTTGCGGTGTCATAAGCAATGTCTGCGCGGGAATTGTTGGAAATATGACGGAACAAGCCAGACACCAGGTCGGCCACATCCTCGTCACTATCATGAATAGGCCGGGCTTTAGGCGCGGGCTTGTTCTGCCGTGCATCATTAGTCACCTGCCGGACATACTGCTCTAGCTTATCTACCGTAAGGCACGGACGCGCACCGTCTTTGTCGTTCTCGCGGTTTCTGCGGGTGGTTTCATCCCATTGGTCTCCCAGCGAGAATTTAAGATCGGATAAACACTCGTCATAAATTGAAGACCAAAAGTCCTGACAGTAGCCGAAACGCTCTTTGGCCTCTGTCAGTATTTCATCGGTCTCTTTTTTCATTTATGCCATCCATCCTGTTGGGCCTGTTGGCCGATAAATTTCTCGCTTGACTGCGGGTTTTGGTTTTGACGCGCGCCGCACCCCTTCGCAGGCATAGCGGAGCGCGTCGATAATGTGATTGTCTTTGGCGCTCAAGGTCGCCAAGACCTGCTGTGTCT